CATCGCTGCGACTGCCCGGCCGTAAACTCATTGGGATAGCCGTTGCAGACGTGATACGCAACGGGCGCTCCCAGTTGATCGAACTCAACGCCATCCACCAGGCGGGAACTGTCCAATTGCCCCGCTGGATTGCACACCCGATCCGACTCGATCAATTGCAGACGCGTGCTGAACAGACAGCCCGGACGCTCATCGTCAGGGCTGGCAACTAGAACATCACCACCGACCATCGACGAGACAATCACCAATGCCTGCAACTGGTAGTGGTTGAGAGTCGCTTCGGCATCGCACTCACGAGGGTCATCGGCATACAAAGACCACAAGCGGTCGAGCTGGATATTGAGTTCCTCCGCTTGTTGCTCACTCAACCCCAATGCGGCGTGATCGATCTGTGACCGGCACACCAACCCGGTGCCGACCACGTTGGTACGCAGGCGGGTGATCGCTGCCCGGGCGATCAGATGGTTGCGCATGGCATCCCGAGAGCGAGCGACCAACATGCGCCGTTCATTCTGGTCAAGATCCCGACGCGGACTGCCCAGCCCAGGTATCCAACTGGCCATGCTGCGCAGGACACGTGAAGCACCTCGCCATCGTGTCTCGACGCCTCCCCCACCCCCTTGGGCAACGATGGGCCGCGCCTCTGTTGTGGATTTGGCGAGCCGTAGAGCCTCGCGCATCAGTAGTTCGGCCGGATCCTTACGAAAAAAGCCCATAGTCAGATCGCCATGTAAGAGATGCGGTTACGGCCACAACCTTGCAGCTGCGCCTGTTCCAATGCGACCTCCTTGGCGTACTGCTGCTCCAGCAAGCGCAGGCTGTTCAGCTCGGCGCGGTACAGCTCGCGGTCGCCACGACGCAAGCGCTGGCCTTTTTTCAGGACGTCAGTAATCGCCGCCCGAACTTCCGCAAGGCGCTGTTGTGCGTCTGTCATGATGGTTTCCTTAATAGCCCGCTCGACTGCGGGTGCCCCGCCCGCGAGCGACTGCTCGACGCGGCACCGGTGCGACGGGTTGTTCAGTACTGAACAGGGTTGGCTGCAGCTGTTGCTGCTCCAGTTGATCCCACTCGTGATCTCGCAGCAGGTGGGTTTTGAGACTGCGTGCCGCATGCAAGGCGTACACCTCACAGTCGAGCGCCTCGTTGCGCCGGCCGGCCTTTTTTTGCCAGACCATCTTGCTGGGGTTACGCGGGTGCGGCGCCAACACTTCGTTCGTGAGCTGCTCGTAGTAGTCCGAGCGGATCTCGCTGTACCAGTGCATACGCCCAGGTCCCACACCTTTCAGCCGAAGTCGCCCGTCGATCAAGGTCTTGGCTTTATGTGTGCCGACGATGTGCACCCGCAGACCGTACTTCGCGGCCTTGGTGTTGTCCTGGGAGGTGTCGACGGACTGCGGCGGCTTGGTGAAAATCTCCTTGTCGCGGCTGTCGATAGATGCGCCTTTAATCGCCATGACGTTGTATCGCTGACGATCCCGAACGTAGCTGTAAACCGCATCACTGGTATTGCCGTCCGAACTGTCGATGCTCACCGCCGATACCGCCAGGTGAGCACCACCGTCGGTAGCAATGGGCTGGGAGATAACCCGGTCCAGTTCCTGCCAGACACTGTCATGCGGGTCGATGGGATTGCCGTGAAGCTCCCCCCAATACAGTCGCCATGACTCCTCACCCCGCCCCCATCCGGTGATGACGAGTGCCAAACGATCACCCTGGACGTCCACCCCGACAGTGATCAACAGCACGCCTTTCGGTGCAGTCAGTTCGGTGTAAGGCTCAGCACGTTTCTCCAGCTCATCGGTTTTTGGCGCGTCACTTTGGTATTCGTAGCTTTCGCCCTTGGAGCTGTTGACGAAAGCGATCATTGGCCCGATGTTGCCCTGCGACGCGGCATGTTCTGCCTGCAGTTTCTTCTCCATCAGCACCTGGAAACGCGAGCCCCAAAATGTTGCGTATAGCTCGTTGAGGATGTAACCGGCGATACCACGAAACTCCGCTGTCGCCGACCATCGCCCATGCTTGAGGTTGGCGTTTTTCTGATTGTCATCCCAAATCGCGCCGCAATGCGGACAGGAATAGAACGCCTTCTCCGGCCGTTTCTTACCGTACACCTCATGTAGGTAGTCGGGATCCTCGTCACAATGCAGGTTGTCGAAACTCAGCGCATGCTCCTGGCCACATTCGTGACACGGCACCAGCCCAATACGTTTGTCAGAAAGCTCCAGTTCAGCATCAATGGCGGACAGCCCCTTGATGGTCGGTGTACCACCGATGATGATTTTGGAGCGACGGAATGTTTTCAGTCGCTCCTTGGCAAGTTTGATGCTGTCGCCCTGCCCTCGCAGGTTGAGATTACAGTCATCAGGCTCTTCAATTGCCACCCGGGGCACCGGTGTTGATTTCACGCTGGCGGGGCTGTTCGATCCCACCATTTTCAAGAAGCCGCCAGGGAAGCGCTTAAAGTCCTGCCGTTGCTGCAGCTTCCGGCTTCGCAAGTCGACTTTCTTGCGTAGTCGTGGCGTGGCTTCGATCATTGGTTCGAGTTTCTCGCCGACGTACTGCTTGGCTGCTTCAGCCTTGGGGAACAGCACCAAAATTGGCGAAGGGTCGATGTCAATCCATTTGCCCAATGCATTGCCCAGCACGCCGGATGTCCAAGCCACCTGCGCTGATTTACGTCCGACAATCTCACTCACGGCTGGGTCATCCAGCGCTTCCAAAGGGCCGCCGGGCCAGATCAGATGCGGCGTCACGTCGAACCGATATTTGCCTGGACGTGCCGCCTCTTCCGGCGCGAGCCAGCGGTACTTATTCGCCCATTCAATAATGCTCATGCGTGGCGGCGGCGCCCACTTGCGGCAGGCGCCGCGCAGCGCTTTAGTCGCCGTCTTCTTCAAAGCCCTCCGAATCGTCCGGTTCGTCAGAATATCCATCTGACGCGGCATCATCCTTGTCATAGTCAGACAGCCTCCTCAGGATGGCTTCAATGGGATCCCTGATCAGTTGATCGTCAACCTCCACGCCGTAGCGTGCCGACAATTCGGCGGCCAATGCGTCCGGGAACGTGTTGAGTAATTCCACTTTGGCGGCGGTGATCATGGCTTCGAAGCGTTCGACCAGATCGTCGGCAATGACAACCTCGCCTAGGTCCTTCGCCATCGCGAGCTCTTCACGATCGGCGCGAATCCGATCAAGCCGGTCGCGGGAGGATTCTTTCTTGCCGTTCAGTGCAGCCTGGTGCATCAGCCACTGGATAACGGCCTCAGTGTCGTATTGGTTTTCGTTGCCCCGACCGAGGCCGAACTCGGTCACCGGCATACCGTCGTTCTGCCAACGGGTCAGGGTGCGCTCATCGCGGCCGACAATCTCACTCAAGTCGGCCTTGCTGACTCTCCTGCCCATATCTAACCCTTTGAAAAGACAGACATCACTGCAAAATTCTCAGCTGCAGAGAACCCGCGAGTTCGATGACCCGTGTAGGGGGCGGCCTTCGGGGAGGACCCAGAAAATTGGGTGACCCGGAGCTGCCGCTAGCGGATCGGCGCGGGGTTTCCTACCCCGTACCCACCGAGTACCGCCAGGGTCCCCGGCGGTTTTCGGTGCCCCGGATCGGTGCATCATCCCTGCTCGCCCCCGGTTGGCGGGACCTCGCAGACGCCCAGCCGCTTGGCAGCCCAGCGTTCGTACAACCCGATGGCCACATCGGCACCGGCCATTGCCGTCAGGCAACCCAAGGCGCCCGCCGTCCAGAGCGTCATGCCGGCTGCGATCATCAGCATCATCGCCGACACCCCGCAGACAATGCAGGCCCCGGACCGAAGCGCGAGGCGGCGCAACAACGCCCAGCCCCGTGCCCCATCCTTGTCGGCCCGCCACATCTCCCCCGATACGCCGCCGACCAGGGCCAGGACGATCACTAACCAGATCGGCATCTCTGCCAGCGCTTGTTGCTCGTTTGTCATCGCCAACCCCTAAACGCAAAAACCCGGCGCAATGGCCGGGTTTGGTGGTGTGGTGCCTGCCGCTCTCTGCGGTCGCACCTATCGAAGATGACTACTTTTTACAGGTCGATTCCGGTGGCAGCAACCCCGGTTTAATGCCACCCGGCGAATAAGTGGGTAACACCGGGTGAACGCCTAGCGAATGTCGGCGAATATCCCACCCCGGCATTCTGCTGTTTCGGCGGCGTCCCATTTGTCCCACCCTTCAGAATCGAAGTGGGACGCCTGAGAGCGCCTAAATTCGGGGCTTCGCCCCACTGTCCTACTTATCTCTCTCCTTTCTCGTGTAAAGGAAGAATCTTAAAGAACACGCATGCGCGTGAAACGCGCGTACTGCTGCCCGCTACGCTTACACGGGCGGGAGGCACTTTGTAGCGGGACGGTGGGACAACCCAACAACGACAAGGCCCGCACCTGTCCCACCGCATCAAAACGCAGCGGGACAAGACGGGGCAGTGGGA